GCTACCCGCTTTATCCTGGAATTAAATAGATGCTTAGCCCACAGCGTCAGGTCTCTGCTGACCAAGGCCTCTTGACCATAATCGTATTGAGCATCCCGCACGATACGCCCACCACGCTGAACATATATGAGAGAAGTTCCGACAAGTGCAGGAGATACACTGCTGCATCCGTTATAGCTGTCTACCCGCGCTCCAATAGCTGTCGGTGTTAGCCCGCCTCCGACACCACCCTTTAACACCCACTCCGAAGTGTTAGTTAGGATCACAGCGCGACCAGCAATCTCTACGATATGCTGAACGCCACTTACCGTTTAACCGCCAAGTTCAAGATCTAAACCACTAGAGTCCTCAGCTCCCGGATCGAAAGCCGAGTAGTTTCCGATGTGGCTAGCCACAACCTGCTCGGAGTTTTCCGAGAAACCACCGTATACAAGCCTCTGTTGGAATATGCCAACAGCGTTTGGTACATTTGCTCCAGAAGCGTCTACCGCTCGCGTTGGGTCTTTGCCTACTACAGGCGTATCTTTCGTGTCTGGAACGATGCCTGGATCCGAGAATGTGAGTGCAGCTGTGCTTCCGATATAGCCGTACACACGGCCAAACTCTCTGAAAACATTGTAGAAATCGGCTCCTATGACAGCGGACCAAGTGATGACTACCGGAGTCGCTACGGTTGGCTGTGCTGCGATCTCGGTGTCTCCGAGAACCCTATATTTGAAGTTACCAGCAACAGCCGAGTTGTTTCCAGCAACCGTAAAATTGTCAGCGTCTACGCGCTGTACTCGAAGCAGATCTCCAACTTCATACACGCGGGTTCCAGCGGAATCGGATTTAGCCTCAGTTATTTCTACCGTATCGTTCGTCTCAAGACCATGCGCGGTAGCGTTTATATTCCAACGATTGCTGCTGAGGGAAGCCGTGCCTGTTACCGCAGATCCGCGAAGAACGGCACTTTCTGCCCCCTCGCGATCGGTATAGGTTATCCGATATCTAAGTTGATCTGCTCCAGCTGCTGGCGTTATAGCTACGGTTACGCCAGTGGCTATCGTAGGCGTCATAGGCGCTGCTGTAAGCGTCCAGTTGTCGTCTCGCGTAGTGTCGGTTGTTTCCCAGCCCAAAGCCTCTCGAACCAATCTATACGGTACATTAACGCCATCGACCAAATACATGGTGTCGCCGGACTGAACCCATTTCAAAGTGTCTTTGTTCAGTGTAAACGAAATGCTGAAATTACCGAATGGAGCATCCTCGTCCTGAACGAGTGTGCCGTTTCGTATAAAGTATGCACTTGAATCTATCGAAGCTACGACATAGCTATCGGTTGGACCAAACTCAAAAGGAATCAGGCGAACAGTACTTCCTGTAATCGACGCCTTTAGCTCGAACCCCTCTCGTACATCGATTCCACCTTCTGGCTTTACTATCCAGTTTTTACATAGCTTAAGCGCCGCCTTCCAACGATCCACATCTGGCCTACCGTACAATGCGGGGGCCACCTCTCCGGAAGAAAAGGCATGCTGGATACTCATTATAGCCGCGCCTGAATCATCTCCGCTTCGGGAGACTTGCGTGGCTTAGTCTCGTTCGCGCTGGTCGCAAAAGCCTCGCTTACTTCTCTATCATACTCCGCAGACGCCATCAGTTTAATTTCTCTGTTTTTAGTCAATACGACAGCCGTCTCGGAAGCAATATGCCAGGCTAAAGCTGAGCAAAACATAGGGCTGTAGATGCTGGTATCGCTTATATAAACAGTACCCATAGCTATGGCGTCAGTAACATCGGTGTGTATTAGCAGACCAGACGCATCACTCCCTTTCTTGAAGGGGAATGTTTCAGCTACAGGCGCCCTATCGTTTTCTACATACACTTCGGCAGGTGTGGTCGTACCTACTATCGGGGGGTTTACCGTGTGTATATTCAAATACCCAGTTGGGTGACGGTAGGTATACAGCCAGTTGGAAAATATCTGGGTTCCTACCAGGCTCAAAGATACCTGACGAGTAGCAAACGGCCAAGGCCGTTCTTCGAGCATCTTACGGACACACTGCTCAAACACTGCCCTGCATGCGTTAGCTGCCGGGGTATTATCGGTCAGGGCCGCTATCTGCGTCGAAATGCCCTGACGGATCAAGGCAAGATTGCAGATTCCGGTTTGATTCACGGCTTAACCGCCTGCGTGATTGCGCATCCGGACGCTGAGGCTGGCGCCAGTTCCGCTAATCGTTGTCACATTGACACGAGTGTACGGCTTGCTGATCACCTGCTGGAAAGACTGCACCTTTTGCGTGTAGGTGCCATCCACGACATAATTTTTAATCGTGGTCCAGCTACCCAAACCAGTGGCTGATCCTTCCAAATCGAAGATAATACTTTGCGCGCCAGAAGTACCACGAGCATCGATCTGGATATCGAAAGTAATAGGCTCCGATGCAGTAGGCATCTGAACCGCTACCGTAGGTCCGTTTGTGGTAGTGGTAATTGCGTTAGCTAGAGAAACTTCCATAGATGTCCTTGATTGATGTGGGATTACTATAAAGACAAACACCTGGAAGACAAGGCCCTCCAGGTGTGTGCCTTTAGCTTATTCAGCCAAACTAGCCAGCAACGATGCTGGAACCATCTGCGAAGTACTGGGTCGAAGGCGCAGCGTGAGGAACGAGATGGGCCGTAACCTTACCGGCAGTGGCATTCGAACCAGTAACCGCGTATTCGACACCGAGATAGCGTTCGTAGGTCTGGTTGCTGGGCAGCGAGAGAACGAAGCGCGTACCGGCGGTAAGCGAAGCAACGGCTATAGACCGCGTGGCAGCGACCGTTTCGCTGGTATCCAGGTTGGTCGTCGAGTCCGTAACGATATTGAAGGCCAGCGAGGTAAGAGTCGCAAACGACTCGGTGATGATAAACTCCACATGCATCGGTCGAATACCGAGATCACGAAGAGTTGGGGTGGCCTGACAATCTATGACATTCGTCGAATCGGCAGAGGCGGTGATAGCCTGTTCTGCCGAAAAGACATGGTTCACATTGTCAGTGTAGTAGCCGCTCATAAGTCTATTCTTTCAGTGTATGGTGTATAGGTGTTTTAAGGATTAGACGACGCGAGCTTCGTCATCCTTGAGCTTGTGGACGGTCCGGATCTCGTAGCCACGGAACATGGTCTTCTTCTTGCCGTCCACGGTTTCAACAGTCAGGTTTCCAGAGGCCTTATTCAGCGACTGAATGTCGAGCATCTGGGCAGTCGTGCGACTGACATAGATGGTCGGCTTGCCAAGACCCTCGACCGGCTCCAGACGGTGCTGTGCTTTAATCATCAGCTTAATCAGATCCGCAGCAGCGGATTCGCTAACCAGATTAGCGGTGTTGATATTCGCAATACGAACCGCACCGCGCCAATCTTCAACCTTCTGGCCAATATGAAGCTCCCACAGATCCTGGTAGAATTCGTCGATGTTGCCGTTAGCCAGCGTCTTGCTGACCGGAGTTCCGCCATTAACCGGGGTGTGCTTGATGCCAACACCAGCGCCGAGCGGAATGAGGCCCGAAACAGTCTTGGGGCCGTTAACCACGAACCAGATAGAGGTGTTGTTCGTGCTGGTGCCGCCAGCGTCGATGATCTGCTCAGCGTTACCGGCAGACAGCAGGCCGTACCGCTGTGAGAGACCGTTGAAGCCAAGCGGGTCAGCAGTCGTCGGGATGCCGGTGGACGCATTGCCGTAGAACCACAGCTCCATAGCCTTCTGGTTCAGGGCTTCGAGCTGGGCGCGTGCTTCGAGAGCGCGCTGCGAAGCCGAATTGCCGTTGAGATCCATGATGCGAACGCTGGCTTCACTGGCAGTGCCGATTCGAGCAGTCGTGTCAGAAATCTGCGACACATTACTCTTGCTGACCGGGACACCGCCGCCAACACTCAAGAGAGCGGCAGTAGGAAGCCCAGTACGCAGGTAAGTGATGTTCTGCGTACCGTCGTTACAGACCTGCCACGAAATATCATTCCAGGCTGGGTTCTGTTGATTGAGAATTTCACCAACCGTCGCAACGGAATGGTCAGGCTTTTCGCGCTGAATCATGTCCATCAGGTTAAGGTAGGTTGCGCCGAGAGTGGCCATATTTTACTTTCTTTTTGGATTAAGACTTTTTTGGAGTCGTGAAGAGTGATTCGAGAGCGTCAACGCCAAGGGATTTGGGGGTGTTTCCAGGAGTCGATCCTGGACGGACAAAGGTGTCTTCGCGTGTCTTCGTTCCCATGTCGTAAAGGATACGGACAATTACGGGATTGTAAAGTACTCCCTCGTCCTTGATAATCTTTTGAGTAGCTGGGCTTAATTTATCGACAGCCCGCATGACATCTACCATCGTTTCCCGAGTCTTGGCACCCCCCAGGACGGGGTCCTTATTTAGCTCTTCCAACCAGCCTTTTTCCGACAAATGCTTGAATTCAGCTTCTGCCTTTTCGGCTGCCTGTTTCTCTCGTATAGCTACTGCCGCTGCGGCTTTAGGGTCAAGACCAGCCTTTTGCGCCCACTCCACGATAGGCTTCAAGCCTTCGAGAGTGAAGCCTTCCGGGGCCTTAAAATCACCCCACTGATCCTTACTATCTGCTGGTTTTTCACCGGCTTTATCAACTGGCTTTTCTGCTGGCTTGTCTGGTGCAGCGTTCGCCTGTTTATCTGCCGGTTTCGCATCAGCAGGAGAAGCTGAACCTGCCGTTGTTTCCGTTGTTTTTTGCGGAGATGCTTCAGTCATACGGATATGCTATGGTCGCGTGGCTGGGGGAATTGGCTCGTTGTTTGGAGCTGCGGCTACGATACTTGGCGCTAATGCTGAAATAAATGCAGCTGATCAAAATGCAGAACTGCTCAATAGCTCTGCTGATTTTGATCTTATGCGAGGCCGTCTTGCCCAAATGGATGTTGATCGACAAGCTAAGCAGGCTGTCGATGCGCAAAAGGTCTCGTACGCAGCCCAAGGAATCGATCTTGGTTCAGAAACCGTGTCACAAGTTCGGGAAGAGACATTCGCAGAAGCTCAGCGAGTGAAGAACGAAGTCGAGCTTGATGCGGCTATGGCTGCGTGGGGTAAACGAACTCAAGCCTCTCTGAATCAAGAGGCGGCACACAAAAACGCTAGAGCAGCCCGTATTGCGGCTACAGGTCAAGTTATTGGTGGGGTAGGGTCTCTAGCTTCAGGCTTTGCTTAACAATGCCTATTATAGCTCCGCGCTACCAACCAGACGGGGTCCGAATCGGATCCCAACCAACTCCTCAAGTACGGCCAGATATGAGTTCTGCCAGAGCCGTTCAGGCTGTTGGCGATACTATAGCTAGTCTTGGCGAATCGTTCCAGCACGCCCGTAATGTAGGTGAGCAACGAGTACGCGCCCAGAATGTGGCTGATGAAACGGCAGGCGAGTATGCTTTTCAGAAATACAAGCAGGACATAGATAGGGAGTACGCTAAGTTTTCAGTAGAGGCTGTTGGTGATAAAATAGCCAGCTCACGCGAAGCTTTCGACAACAAGATCAAAGATAATTCGCACAGCAATTACACTGCGGACATGACTCCTGGCGCAACCCAAGCGTTCTCTCGTAGAGCTGAACTCTACATTGGAGATAGGCAAATTGCAGCCGATACAGTAGCCCATACTCGTTTCAAGGCTTTTACTGTTCGGGTGGCTGGGCAGGAAGTTAACGAGTCGATAGAGCTTGCTGCTATGAATTTAGCGGGAGGAAAGCAAGAGGCGGCAGCTACTCAAATGGGCAGAGCTGGCGCTGCCGCATCTCGTATTTTTGACGCTTCAGGGGAAGACATTTCGCAAGAGATAGTACCTAAAAGCTATTACGGTGCTTTGGGCATACTGGTTAAGGAAGACCCTCTCAAATCTCTTTACTTCTACCAAGAGAATAAGGATTCGTTTGGTAAGTATTCGGGAGACGCGCAGAAGGTCGTTGCTGCTGCGGCAGACACCGTATCTGTTTCAGTATACACGGAAATAGCAAGTCGTGGTCGTGATAGCTCGGGTAACTTAAACCCGACAGCTATGCAAGATAATATCAAGGCTGCTGAAAATAACCCAAACGACTGGGTTGATCCAAAACTAGCTCCTATACTTTCTTTAGATGATCAGAGACGAGACCGTATAGAGTCAAACATGCGTCAGTTGCTGGCTGCGGATCAGGCGCAGCGAGCTTCTATTGGGCATAACCTCATGGCGCAGGTAGATGCACTGTATCTTCAGCCAGGTGGTGAGGGTTTAGCCAATGCGTTCGTTGCTAGCAGTGGCGACTCTATTAATCGCATGTTGCCGGAAGATGTTGTAAAGCTTAAGGCAAAGATGAATGCCGGTCCTACTGTAACCGACCAAAGCCAACTTGTTGCGGTAGAGAATTGGTTTGATGTAGCCGAGACGAAAGAGGAATATGATAACGCCATGGCGCGTTCCGCCTCTTTTGTTATTTCAGTGGCTGATCGTAAGCGGCTCGCTGAGAGGTACCGCAAAGATGTGTCAGCTATTGGGTCCGAGATAGATAGCGTTAGTAAGTATACTAAGACGCTGTGGGAAGAAACCTACAAGAGAAACATACCGTCCTTCCGAGATGCTTCAGCTAAAGACCAACTATCGGAATCAGAAAACGCCGATATTCAGAGCTATAAAAACCACGCAGCTAAGGTTATTGAGATCCTTCGCGGATCCGATGGCAAGGGCGTCAAGAGCGCATCTCCTGAAGATATACGAAAAGCGTTCCAAAAAGCAGCCGCGCAAATAGACATATCTGTTGATGCAGAGCGAGTAACCCTTCCCTTTGCCGACGCCACCGCAGCTGACATCGCTACTGGTCTTAAGAACGATAAACAAGAGCGTCGTAAGATAGCTTTAGATATCATGGCTAGAAAGGCCCGCCTAGGTACTAGGTTTGAGAACCAGGACCCCGGCGAGGAGTCTACGCTAAGCAATATGGTCGAGTATATGCGGACAAACACAATATATGGGCATGTGACAGATACCTATAGGGATCTATTCAAGTAGTTGCACTGCCCATAATACCGAGCAATATCCCGTATGCCCGATCCAATCAAAGACCTAGCGGCCCAGGCTGTAGCGCGAGCTAACAGCGTTAGTGCCGACGATGCCGCTTTTGTCTATTCGAAAGGCCTGGAGCAGCTAGCTCCTGTGGATGCCCAAGGCTTAAGAAAGCAGCTTTCTGACGAGGATAAACGAAAGTTGTACGGGAGGCTGGCTTCCACTGCGCAGGGCATGCTTTGGTTGAAGCACGCCAATAACGCGGCTATAGCTCAGGATAGCCTGGAGCAAATGGCCGCTATTCAAGATATTGCAGACCGTCTTAAACTGCCGGAAACAGAAGGACCCGGCGCTCGCTTTATGGCTACGGTTGGCCAGTCTATTAGACGCGGAAGCCAAGGTTTTGGAGCCATAGCCGTAGCTCCCGTGGGACTCATCCAAGCAGGTTACAACTACGCTACGGGAGCAGATCCTTGGGATAACGCCCTGTCTGACTATTCTAGCTTTGCCTCAGGATATGAGGAGCAGGAATCTCAGCGAGCAGCGGATATCGAGTATAGCCGTCAGCGTCTAGGTGGTAGTCGCGTAGCGCATATTGTCGCTTCTGTTTTCGGTCAGGCTCCCGAAATGGTAGCTACCGGGTTTGGTTCAGGTACGATTGTTGCAGGTGTCGCTAAGTCTGGTCTACGCGGATTTATCACCGAGTACGCTGCTCAATCTGGAGCCAAGGCGTTAACAGCAGGTCAGATGAAGAATGCTCTTAAGGGAGCTGCGTTTTTCCAGGGAGGCTACGAAGGATCTCGTAACTTCATGGATAGGGCGTTAGAAAATTCTGCGTCAGGTAAGGAGCTGTTTACTGCTTCCGATGTGGCTGCTGCAATAGGAACAGCCGCTGTTGTGTTTCTGACCGAAGGCTTCGTCGGTGGTGGCGAAATGTCAGCTATTACGGGTATTCGTAAGGCATCCCGCGAGATCGTTGTTCAGCCAGGTCAGGAGTTTGTTCAGGAAGCTGCGCAGCAGATCATAAACGATCTAGCAGATGGACGGTACATCAACTGGAACGAGGTTGGTTGGTCTGGTTTGGCCGGTGCTATTGGCGGTGGTATATTCGCCACTCCAAGCGTATTTAACGCTATGACTAGCGGTAGGTCTCCTTCGGAGCGAGCGCGAATTGAGAAGCTGGTCGGTGTTACTCGTACTGCCGCACAAGCTACCGATGTTGTGAACAATGTGCAGACTATCGATAGTGTTCGATCCCAGATCGAGGCAATGCCAGCTCTTAAAAATACTCCGATAGTTAAGATGCGAGAGCTGGTTGATGCAGCTGCCCCGTCTCTCGCTCTTTCGCAACAGCACATAGATGCTGCCGACTGGGCAAAGATAGCCGAGTCCAAGCAGATGTCTTCTGAGGAACTTGCTGTTGCTTGGGGAGCTACGATAAACGGAGGTCAAGTATCTATTAAGTCAACAAACCTAGCGTTGGCGCTGGCTGCCGAAAAGCCAGATGTCGTAGCGTCTGTAAACGAGTCTATTCGCGGAAATCCTGATAGGGCGAATCTGCGCGAGCTTCAGGACAATGTCGATGAGATGTTCTCGCTGTCTCAGCAAGAGATCAAAGCAGAGCTACCGGACGGAACCAAGGATGACTCTGAAGAAATCGTCAAAGATTTGGAAGAACAAACAAAGCAGGCTGGCGTTAAGAGCATAAGCAATTCAAAAGTGCGAAATGTCGGCCTAATACAAGCCGAGCTATATAGAACCGCTGCTATCCGGCTGAACGAAGCCTACGCAAAGATGGGAGGCAGCCGTCGAGTAACACCATTTGATGTATGGAAGCTTAATCGAGCCGAACTTGTATCTGGCGAAACTACGGATCGTGGTACTTACGACCCAATCAACAAGATCATCCGTCTTGGAAAATCAGCAGATGTTACAACCATAAGCCACGAGCTTATGCACCACTGGCTTGAAATTAATAAGGGCTGGTCGCAGAGTCCTGAAGCTCCGGTTGAGATTGTGCGCGATATGGAGGCTATCGGTGCTTGGGCGTCTAAAAACGCCAAAACTATTGTTACGCACTACAAGAAGCTTGGTAAAGAAACGACAGTCGAGGAAGTTGTTGCCGCTGCCGCTGATATTAAGAACCTCAATCTCCGCACCAAAGCAGGAGAAGCTATCCACGAAAGCCTTACTGGGGCTTTTGAGGAGTACTTGGCTAACGGTAAAGCACCTACCCAAGTTCTCAAAGAAACCTTTGCTCGGATGCGGAAGTGGTTTACGCAAATCTACCGGGCGCTGTTAGCTAATAACACCACTGGTACACCTATTCTGAATGATGAAGTAGCGGCTGTTTTCGATCGCATGCTTCGTGCGCAAGACCGAGCAGAGGCTTCTACCCTACGCGGCATGTCCCCAGAATTACTGGGACTGACCGGACCTGAGTTTGCCGAACTGTATGCCGAGTATCAGAACGAGATAGACGCGGAGCAGGATAAGGTTTCTCGTGAAATCGAAGGCAAGATCCGAGAAGTATCGGCATCGGAACGAGCGCAGATCGAGAAGGAGATGGTTGAAGCTCTAAGCATTCAGCCCGCTTATATCGCTCAGCGTCTAGCTACCGAAAACAAGCTGGACTCTGGTAAAGTACAAGACCTTCTGTCTGGTACTGATAAGCGTCATATCGATATATCAAAATACACCAAGCGCGGCGGCGCTGACCCAATAGCCGTTTCTGAAGAAGCTGGATACGCCAGCCCCGTAGAAATGTTGGATGATTTGGCCTCTACGCCTGATATTGCTGTTGAGGCAGCACGCCTTGCAGAAGAGAGGCTTAGTCGTGACGGTGATCTCACAGATCAAGAAAAGCTAGATAACCTAAAAGGAAGCGCCGAGTATCGCCGCAGACTTGCAGCTATCGAGCGTCGTATACTAATGGCTGCTCTTAAGGATTTCCGAAAGGATATCAAGATTACTGAGGCTAGGTATGAGTCTCGAAGGGCGGAGATACAGGCTCGTTGGGATATCGCTGGGGAGCGACTGCGAAGCAAAGAACTCCGAGATGCCGCTGAGGAGCGCAACAACAAGCTGCGAGAACTCGATAAGGAGCGCGCAGAAAAGAAGATAGCTGAGGCAGAATATCGAACGAGGCAAGCGGAGATACAGGCTCGTTGGGATATCGCTGGGGAACGCGCCCGTCGCGAGGACCTGCTAAACGCCGTGAAGACTACTCTGCGTAAAGAGGCCTCGTACGATAGCGCCTTGCTTGCAGAGCTAGCTTCGCAAGCGGTAGCAAAAACCCCAGTTTCCGAGCTACGAGAAGGCGTGTGGGATCGTCGCGCTCTTGCGGCCCGTAACCGTAGAGAGAAGGCTGTAGCCGATCAGAATATCGAAAAGATCCTGGCTCACACTAACGAAATAGTGTGGGCTGAGGCTATGGCAGCCGAAGTAGATCGCACTCTAGCCCAATTCAGAACTATCGGAAACGAGATAAACAAACTACGAAGCGCGGATATCCGCGATGAACTAGCTAAGAACGGGCTACCATCTGTTGTTGGACCTGATGGGGTCAAACACATCTTCTCGACTCCGCGCCAAGCCATTGTGTTTCACGGAAATAATGGCGGGGAATCCAATGGGTTCTCGCTAACTACTGCAAGCGATCTCACTGGCGTTCGGGATGCGTTCGATGCTCTGTTGTCGCGGACTCGGCAGGATGAAGGTCGCATCTTGCTAAGCAATATGCTGGCGAGAAAGAGCGAAGGATATACCGCTCTCTCAACATCTGTAAAGAACCTAATCGATAGTGGTCGCCTAGATATGGATCGTTGGGTCATGGGCGATTGGCTTGAAGTGTTGGCGCAAATGGAGTCGCTTGAGAGAACAGCCAAGGTTCGTCCAAACTTCCAAACTGCGATAGATGCTGATGTATCTGCTATGCTGGCGGTGCTTAACACCAGCTTGGCGGATCGTAAACCAGCTACTCAGACTAGCGAAAAGACCATACCCGGGCAGATTCTTTCGTTTTTCCTGACGAGTAACGCCAACATACGATCGACACTTTCTGAGTTTGGCAGTGTTGGTGAAAAAGCCATCATCGATCATGAAATAGAGGCTGAGAAATCGTGGCGTGGGTTGACTGAGCGTGTCAACACGATGCTTAATAAATCGTATGCTAACTTCTCGTCTGAAGATGTGAAACGGCTTGGTTCCGTAACTGAAATACAGGGTGTTACAACAACGGGATGGGAACGACTAGGCCGACTCTTGATGTGGGGTACGGATACGGGACGCCAACGAGTGCTTGAAGACCTCCGTCTTGCTGGGGTGGCGGATCCTGATGCTTTTGTAAAAATCCAGATGCAGGATCTTTCAGAAGCTGAAGTCAACTTCCTCAATGCGATGTGGGGTGCATCCGATATTATTTGGCAGGCAGCTTCTGGGGCCGCTAGGCGTGTCGGGCATTCTGATCCTAAGGCACTACCGCCCAGAAGCTTCGAAGTAACAGTTGGCGGCAAGCCGGTAACTCTTGACGGTGGGTATGCTTCGGTTCCATACAAAGGCTATGTTTTTGATATAGAGTTTATTGATCAATCCACCGGAGAGATGGCGAATGTAGCTCTTGGATTCTTCAATGAGCGACTATCTTCTGTTCGCGAAAGACGCCTGGACTTGTCGCTTGATGCGCAGTATCAGAGTATGCTTAGCCACATCCGTACAGCTGCGTTCTTACCGGCAGCCAAACACATATCTGGCATTCTTTCAAATGCTGATCTGCGCGCCCAACTCGATATAAAATTTGGCAAGGATTGGTTGCGTCGTCTTACCGGACATGTTCGATTTACCTTCAACGGGCTTCCTCCCGAAGGGCGAACAGCCGGTTTGATTCTCAGCAATATGACTGCTGCCGTGTACGCCTTCAACCCTCTAACTGCTGTTAAACAGCCGTTTGGAGTAATCAGCTCTGCCTCCCATCCCGATGCGGGCTGGAAGGCTACTTTAAGCGCATTGTGGTCATATATTCGCAGAGGACCGATATTAAGTTCTCAGATGGCGACAAACCAATCCGCTATTCTCCGGGATCGATTACGCTCTCCTGATGCTGATTTCGCCGTGCCACAAAGCGGCATATCGGATAGTAAGTTAGCCAAGTATGGAAAAGCGTGGAGAAATGCTGGAACATGGATGATGCGAAGGGCGCAGTTTGTAGCCGATGTCGTAACCTGGGATGCCGCACATGCCAAGGCACTGTCGGATCTGGAAAACTCGGGGCTAAGTAACGACGAGATTACCTACGAAGCTCGTCGTCGCGCCGATAAGGTTCTGCACGAAACGCAAGGTTCCGCGTGGCGTACCGAGACGGCTGTTATCAACCAAGGCCACCTTGGTCAACTTGCAACCTTCAGCGGCAAGTGGATGATAAACTACAGCAATTTTCTGTTCAGGTCGTATAAAGCAATGCGCCTAGAAGATACAGCAGCTAACAGGAAGAAATTTGCCAACGCTGTGTTTACCGGGCTATTCTTGTCCAGCACAGCTATGTTTGCGGTAGGGTCCATACTGCGACCACGCGACGATGAGCTGCCGGATCTTGACGCATCTGACTTTGCGGTACGCATCGGGCTTGATGTTGTAAGCTCCCCTATGTGGTGGGCGAGAGCTGCTGTTCCTGTAGCTTATGACTCTATCATAGAAGGGCGCCCTTCGCTCCAAAGCGTAGTGGCTCTCGATATGTTTAAGCGTTCGGCAGAAGCTGGCGGAATGCAGCTGCATAACTTGATGGTTGGCGATGAGGTGACTATACCTAAGCTTATCGGTGGATTAATAGGCACTGGCGCACTGTTGCTGCCACTGCCTGTGGTTCAGTCCAAGCGTCTTATGGACGCCGCAGCTAGCGATCCAGAAGCGGGTTATGAAGCCTGGGTAGCTGCGGTATTCGGGTGGGATAAGACCCCGGCACGACGCTAATTGACTGACACTTACAAAGACCTACTATAGCACATAAGGCATCAAGTGACTATCACCTCCGAATACCTGCCGTTAACCTTCACCTCGGGATACTTATTCCCGTTTACTTTTCCTGTATTGGACACGGATCACATCGTAGTCACATTCATTGATACGGACGGAGACGAGACGCTACTAGTTGAAGGGACTAATTACGAGATTACTGGATGGTCTCGTCCAGGAGATACAGGGAATGTTCGTCGTCACGCTGCTGGCGACTCGGGAACGGACCTGCCGTTAGGTGCTGGCGAGGAACTTCGTGTTTCCCGAGATGTTCCGTACACGCAGCCCACCGATCTGGTAAACGAGGTACAATTCTTCCAAGAGAGTATTGAGCAAGGGATTGACCGGGTTGCGATGCAAGCACAGCAGCTCTCGGAGCAGATGAGTCGCACAATCCGTATGCCTGAAGCTGAGGCCGGCACTGCGGTAACAGAGCTGCCGCTTGCAGCCGATCGCGCTGGTCAAACCTTTATATTTGATGCGCTTGGACAACCTTCTGTTGGCTCGGTGACTAGCATTACTATCCCCGCAGCTCCTTCAGATGCAAATGTCGTGTTGGATGGGTCGTTAAACTGGTCTAGTGTTGGTTCAGGGAAAATCGACGCCCTAGCTGTTACAACCGCTAAAATCGATGCGCTGGCTGTTACAGCAGCGAAAATAGCTGCGGATGCTGTGACTACAGCTAAGATACTCGACGCGAATGTTACTACGGCAAAGATTCTTGACCGCAATGTAACTTTGCAAAAACTAGGCATTTCTACAAACTTCGTTAGTGTAACTGGTGCTTTAACAGCAACGGCTGATCGTTTGCATGTAATCAGTGGAACAAGTGCTGACTATACGATTTCGCTCCCTACAGGAACCACAGGGAATTTGTTTTGGTTTTATGTTTTGGATTCGGCATCTGCCAATAAAGTGTACACGCTTGATCCAACCTTTGTTGGACAAACGATAGATGGTGCAGCCACATTAGCCTTAACTGCCGGGGATAGCGTCCTGCTTATTCAGGATGGCGTTAACTACCGGACATTGGCAAAGAGCGTAGCAAACACTACGACATCTACTACTCAAAAGCTCACTGGAAGCGGCACATTCACAGCCGTCAACGGTGCAACCTACGAGGCGACGCTTGTTGGTGGTGGTGGGGGTGGTGGTAGCGGAGCATGTGGAACAACATCTAATCACGCCAATGGCGGACAGGGCGGCCTGACGAGCCAGGCAACCGTTGTATTTGTGGCATCTGGCACCTCGCTATCTTATTCGTGTGGATCTGGTGGTGCAGGAGGGACGGCGGTTGGATCGTCTGCTGCAAACGGAAGGTACGGCTCCAATGGTGGCAATACAACCCTAGACACATTTACAATTCGCGGCGGTCAGGGTGGTCAGGGTGGCCTCGACATGACAATCAATACTCACACAGCGACTTCTGGACAGGGCATCGGCGGTGCTGCCGCAGCCGGAAGTACCGGCGCATCTGGATCAAATGCCACAGCTGATTGGGGAGGAGGCGGTGGTGGAGGCGCCGGTCATGAGTCTGGTAATAATTCTGGCGCGGGCGGCAACGGGGCTGCCGGATACATCCTCATCCGTAGGATTGCATAATCATGACTATTGACGACACCGTAGCCATATCATGTATCGCCACTCTTGTAGGCGCTATTGTTGTATTGTGGAAACTGAATGACCGTCGCCAGAAAGCGAGTGAAGAATGGTGCCGGGTAGAGCTAGCAAAATGCTTTACGCGAATACAAGCTCTCGAAGATTCTCGTGTTTTTACTATGCAGGCTCACGCTAAAGAGATGCAGAGTGTTGCCGAGAACTATCACGCGGACTCTAAACAGACCATGAAGCTGCTAACAGCTATTGTTGACGCTATTCGAGAGATTGCCCGATCGACAACCCCAAGCCCTACGCCAGATGATAACCATTCATCCGGCGCCTTGATGGCGAAATAGCAATGCATATTGCTAAAGCCGTAATCCTTTCCTCGGCGTTGGTATTTCTAGCAGGATGTTCTAGGACGGATTACCGTTCCGAAACGGATAAATCGACTGTTTCAATTTCGAAAACCACTCGACAAATTCTCGCTCCCGACGGACAGATTGTTGAACTAACGGATGTGACGCAGACCACGACGGATGAATCCACTGGCGAAATTCGACACTCTCGGACAACCCTTGAAGCTCCCAAAGTAGTAGGTTCTCTGGGCCAAATCGCTGGGGCGTTGGCTGGTCCGGCAACTGGTAAGCTGGTGGAGACTGGGGTTGATTGGTTGACGACATTGTTAGCTGGTGGTGGTGCCGCTATAACGGCTGGTGGTGCTGGTTGGGTCGCATTGCGTAAAACACAGCGTCAACGAGACGAAGTTATTGACGGATTTGAGGCAGTAACAGAAGACATGTCTGACGAGGAGTGGTCGCATAAGCGAAAGCTGATCAAGGCTTCCTACTCCGACGATACCCGGGACGCCGTCCGTAAGCGCGTCGGCTAGATTTGCGATAGTTCAGTTTCCACAGCACCGCTGTAATATCGTTAGCCAGCTTATACACTTCTGATTCAGATAGGTCTGGTCTGCTGGCGTGTATCGACTCGTGGATACAAGTGTCAAGGTAGTCCTTGCAACGAGGTGTGTGGCCTAGGCGCGATATAATCGCCATTGTTTTTTCGTAGTAAGTTGTTCCACGACAAGTATGTGTCAAGTCAACGAACCAATGTCCAGTTGAGAGCTTGACATACATGGGCTACACTCCGTATACAGCTCTATAGACAGTAGACCTTAACGCCCCGTTATCTGCCTCTTTTGGCTGGAATCGCAGCACTCTCCAACCAAGTATAGCAGCCTCGTTATACTTCTCCATATCGTCGATAAAACCCTGTCCTCGGGTGTGTCTACCCCCAGTCCAGATACCACCTTCGATCTCCACGGCTATCTTGTGAGAAGGTATGGCGAAATCAAACCGCCATTTGCGGCTAGAACAGAACTTGTATTCTGGCTCTGCGGCAATCCCATATTGTTCTAGGTCAGGAATTACATTAGCGTAAGTTTTCTTATTTCGCTTCTTTGGCACGACTAGCTCCTGTAACGCGTATGCAGGTATCTGATATACCGCCAATCTCCGAACCATCTCGGACACCGTAGTAGAGCATTATGCTGTCCTTACAGGGAAGTCCAATAACCACCGGGTTTCCGCCAAGTACGGTCCACGAGTACCCTGGCTTATTTAGCTCAAGCCACTCCTGTACCTCAGTAACGGATAGGCTGGTCATGTTGCCCGACCCGTCCAGCGACCATTCTTATCCGTCCACATAGGCACTGGGATAGCCTGACCATCGATAACAACCCCGACGCCCAGCATGGGCCTATCAAGGGTACCGCGAGCGTAGTTGTAAGCACGATGAGATGGGTCAATCAAGCATCCTACACACATAGCCCACTGCTTGTAGTGGAGGTTTGCGCGGTAGTGAACACCGAAAAGCGTATGGCGATGCCCCCAGGCTATGCAGGAATCTCCAACTTTTGAAAGAGCTGCTTTGAGGTTTCCACCAAAATCATGCCGCACAATGAGCGGAACTCCGCGCATATCTTCGACGATCTCCTCGTGCCAAGTCCAGCCAGGAGCGTTATACAGTGCGCTGTATGCCTTCATTGCATCTTCCGGCAGCCCACCAGCGACCATGCGCCGACGAAGAAGGTCTCCGTGATTTGATCTAGTTATACGCATTTTCGGGAACTCTTTTCGCCACCGGCTTATCTCGACCCGAGCTAGCTTAAGCTCATCCCCAGGACTCGGCATGTCGGGATCGTGGTCGTGAAAGCTGACGCTGTGCCAGTCTAGCTCATCTCCGACACTGATCACTTGTGCGCATTTGAATTTCTGGAATACATAAGATGCGAACGCTAAAGCATCCGGATGCTGCCAAGGTATGTGGAGATCACTTAGTATTAGAGCGTGTTTCACTGAAGATTCCTCGGGTTGATTGAGTGTTCTTTTCCACAGTTCTTGCAGTACACACGCATAACCAAGCTTTTATTTCGCTTCACTACGCATGCACCCCAAGCGTGACCGAATAAACTACACCATACATTAACGATTAATTTCTTCATCGGGATACCTTCGCTGTTGGTTTAAGTACTTGTAGTAACACTTACACTTCTTCACTACAACCTTTCCTGTCAGAGGATCGCACGATACAAATCCCAGGCTCGAATAGCACCCATGGATCATGCATATCAGTCGCCTAAAAACATCCCTCATTTGGCTAGTCCTCGGTTAGTGATTATTTCTTCGATGACTTCGTTCTTGGCAAGAGCGAGGATAGCAGCAATGCGCATGTCGGGAATATCCCGGTTGTCGATGATTCGTTTCGCTACTTCGATCTCCTTCTGCGCGATATCCGTAGGGTGGAAGTAGGGGTATTCGTTATCCTTCATGGATCAAAGCCTCGTGTTTACAGATTGGGCATCGGACAAAGGTCCTGTAGCAGTCCGTCCAAAATACCTCTAGGTGGGTGGTCGTGCAGTACATGCATTTATACTGCTTTGCTGCCGGATCGAGATGAATTGGATTTTCGGTGGGAACGATGCCAAAGACTTCTTCTGCACTTTCCTTGTAAAAGTACTGGATTTCAGGATTCTGGAGTGGTGGCTGGTGAAGAATCCAGGGCGGCTGCTTGCCCTCTTTCATGAGCTGATCGTACAAGCGATTCGCTTGCTCGATCGCAGCGGTATCAGGTTGTGGGCATTCGAGGGTCATTGTTTTAGCTCGTTTTCATCGGAATGCTAAATGGAGGGTTTTCGAGATAGAGGGCGGCGTTTCGTATGATTGCAGGGTCTTCTTTTAACAAGCCAATTGCGCGATTGCAACTCCCGCATAGGAGTCCGCGAACGGCGCGTGTAACATGGTTGTGATCTACTGACATTCGGCGGGCGTTCTGACCAGTGTCGTCAGAGCCACATATCGCACACTTGCGCTCCTGCGTAGTGTACATCGACTCGTAAACCTCCCGAGAAAGCCCAAACTTTCGACGGAGATGGGCGGTGTAGCCGACATCGGCTACTAGCTCCGAGTTGTTGCGACGCCATAGGTCGCGCCTTTCCTTGTTCGTTGCACCATATTTCCGCACTCGCGCTCTTTCTTTCTCCAGGTTCTTAAGCCGCCATTCGCGGCTATAAGCCCGAGACCTCTCGATATCTTTCCGATACCGAGCCCTGTTCTGCGCAAGCCGCTCTTCCCTACTCTTTACCATATCTAACCTTGCTCCAACCTGCACCGTTTATCCTCAATCCAGGAGCCCATGATGGCGTTTCCAGCATGGTTTTTTTGAATGTGGCGAATGCTGCGGCGTCTTGGGCTGGGCATTCGACCAGGATTTCATCATGTACTCTAAGTACAACATCAAAACCGCGTCGTCGTAGATTGCAAGCAGCGTATCGCATGAGGCATGCGCCAGTACCCTGCACAACAGCGTTGAACAGAGCGCCACCATAGGTGTTTCCGCGAACCCACTGTTTTGTTTTAGGGTGGACAAACTCGTAAGTTATGGTTGGTTTTACGGAACCGTATTTAGTTTCTTCGTCGTGTATTTCCGCCCACGGGAACCACACGATTCTACTGCTGGGAAGGCGTAGTTTGAGATGGCTTCCGTTAAAACACCAAGCACACTTACCCACAGTGATGACCTGCTGCGGGTTATTAATGGCCATCATAGCACCGCGTTCGAGATCATACCAAGCTGAAACCCAAAGCGGGTGTGCGCTACGCCAACGATTCTTGCAATCTAGTGCTTCGCCTATCGTTAGGGCTAGACCGTACTGATCCTTAGCAGCCCGCTGAATACTTGCTTCTCCCGACTGATACTGGTTTTGCAACACATACACTTTTCCGTACTGCCTACGATCCCCCTTAATATCTTTAGGATCGCAAGAGAATAGACGGGCAGCCTCGATCTGGTAAATATCCACACCGCCCTCCGTATCGATACGCCGGAAGTCTTCCAGCATCGTCTTATCGTCTACCAGCCAAGCACCGATTCGCGGTTCTATAGCAGCCCAGTCACACTGGTGCAGAGTGCTTCCGGGTGGTGCAGCTAGGCATCCCCGCAGGCAGGTTACAACTCCCCCCAAAGGATCTGGTCCGTTTTTAGTTACGGCAGCTTGGAGAAAGGCAGCTTCGTCCCCAGACTGGGCAGCAGATACCAGAGTGTCGAAATCCATCTTTTCGCCTCGCGGCAGGTTTTGTAGATTGAACCCTACGCTAGAGTCGCGTCCTGTCGTCGTTCCGTGATAGCGTGTCATGTTGCGTACACGCCCTGTAGAATCGACAATTGCCAGAAGGGTGTCGAGTTTAGCCAAGGATGTTTTTCCAGTGGCTTGTCGCGCCTCCAATACAGTCCTGGCGTGGTCTGGGATGGTACTCTTAAGAAGCTCTTTGACTTGAGTCTTAGCTACGGAATCAGACTCTACACCCATCTGCTTAATATAATCGAGTACTTTACGGTGATTTGAAATATCAGTCTGATCAAACCCAGTTCCGTTCAGAGACTCTAATACATTCCGACGCCCTACCTCAGCCATATGCTTTAAGGCGTGGACGAGGTTGGTGTCTACATAGATCCCGCGCCTATTCATATCCCAAGTAGCCAGCCAAAATGCTAGCTCGTTCTCGGACAAGTCTGGTAGGGCTTCGTCTATAGCAACCTCTGTAACCACATCTTGGCGACAGTAGTTTAGCAACTGCTGCCACCTCTCTGGACTTTCTTCTTTCTTCCTAAATTCGCCCTTGCGCTTTCCTGACGATATTGGCTTACAAAAGAAATTGATTAATGCTGTTCCTGAGGAGTCCTTTTGCTGGTTAAGTCGAAGCGCCTTCGCAGCGTCTTCAAGGGAAGCAGGGAACCCCGCACTGAGCGCCTTAGCCATGGTGTCCCGCCAACACTCTGGGTGTGGTTGCGGCCAACTAGGCAAAGCATTCGTGACAATACCGTATTCAAAAAAGCAATTTTGCGCGTGGATCTCGGCCCCGGCATTGACAGCCTCAATCCATTCCGGGCAACACTGATCGCCTTCGTAGATTTTAACTTCCTCTTTATCTTTGCGGATCGCATAGCACAGCACCTTCGTTGATGGATGGCGAGAGTAGTTCCACGAACCGACAACAGTCATTTCGGCCTCGCTCTGAGTTTCGAAATCGATAAACAGCTTCATTCGTCTGGCACTAGTTTCCAGGTTATATCATACTGCCGCATAATATCTGCACATCCCGAACATACTCGGTTGTGCCATACCGCCATGCGCCCACATCGTGGTTCGCTTCCCGCTTCGATGGCTTTCCAGATAGCGGCTATTTCTGCATGAAACGCCTGGTGACAAACTGTAGCGCACTTGAGATAGGTCTTATCGTCGGGGGAACGAGGGCAGACTTCTTGCGGTCTAAAGCAAGAATTATCTCCCAGATACACCTTTCCGTCTAGGCAGGTTAGCCGAGCCTTTACATATTTCTTAGCGCATAGGCCCATTAGAATGGTACCGCCATAACGCCCACCTGAGGGATGTTTTCACGCAATCCAGCTAGTGTGTCCCGGACCAGGATATCGAAGAATTCAAGCTCTTTCGACATGAGATCAACATATGCGGAATCCTTAACTATCCGCTTCTTGTATATGTCTCGTCCAACTTCAGCAAGCTGGGGCAAGTACACTACGAAGTCACACCACTTGCGATCGGTAATCCAAAGGTGTCCTTGAATCTGGTCGATGTATTCTGATAGATCATCTTCAACAACAACCTTGTATATACTATCCGGAGATACGAGGCACTTGTATTCTGCCACACCGTCGTCCCCAATTAAGCCATCCGGGCTAGTACCGAAACGACCATCGTCACTAGTAAAGAATCCGCAGGGTTTGATCTCTTGCCCGATTACTTCGCCGTGTCGCTTGCGAGCCATAGGTTCAAGCTCTTTACCACGGCGCATGGCCCAGGTTTCGAGATCAGATTCCATGGCCTTACCACCAAGCCGTTCCATAGCCAGTTGAAAAGCATACTTCCTAGCCTCAGACGACCAATCGCCTTTCTTGGTCTTGTAGCGGGCCGAAGAAAACATCGATCCGGTAATGCAACCGGCTCGGGATTTGTACCATTCCGGGCTGCGCTGTTCGTGATTATATTCTTTCATTGGCCTAGTTCCTTGATGGTGTGATCGAGATATTCGATGTCGTATTCGCCCTGGGTATTGACGACAAGCTTACCAGCATCGCGCATGTCCCGGACGGCGAGGATAAACCAGTTGGGAACCATGGTTCCTCCGTCTGGGTGTTCCTCTGCAATATGGATTAGAGTCTCAAGCATAAGGTGTTCCACTCTTCTTTGACACGGGCTAGGGTTTTCTTCTGGGCATTGGTTAGTCGTTTGCACGGCTCCCAGTCAGTGTACCGTATGTCGTCCTCAAGAGAGGCATCTATCCGCTTCCGACTAGCACATGGCCACTTGCCGTTATCGTACCAGACTACGAAGCACTCGCTGAGGTAGGCTGCGACGGAGAAGTTAAAGTCGTGCATTCTGGCTCCTTGGCTGGGAAGATTTGCTCTCGGTCCTCGGGTGCATCTTGTTCGGCCTTTTCACCTGTCCAGGTGTAGTAAGTTCCGCCGCGCTTACCTTGTGACACAGCTACAACCCCAGCATTTCGCATCTGTTTCAGGACGCTTTCGTGGTCGCGTGAACTGAACTTAGTGCGCGAGATGAGGTTTCCAGCACTAATACCGCGATCTCCCGAAGCCTGTATGAGTCGCTTATAGGTCATGAACCGTTTTGCGTGTTGATCGTCCGATTCGGTCTCTGCTAGTGCAGCTAGAACACAGGCATCACTAGCTTTGATTATTTCGCTTGCCCAGTTAAGTGCCTCTACAGATACGCTGATATCTTTGGTTCTTTCGGTGAATGCGTAAACAGCTGCGAGTTTAATCATTCGCTCGAAACTTCGCGCAATAAGCGCGGGTTCGTTCTCCAAGCCTTTAATAGAGAGGGCATTGCTGCGATCGTCGTATTGATCGATTAGCTCCTCAGCTCGTTTCTTCGCGGCTTCGTCAGCGTACGGTATCTTGTACTCAGGGTTGCTTTGCGATATGGTTCCCGGCGTATAGGCCTCGGCGCTCAGGGCTGGGATAGCTGCGTGCAGGAAATCAACTATGCCTTGTGGCATCGTCTCCTGCACTGGCCCCAACTTACGACTGTGGTCTCGTCGTACGAACTGAGCGCACGGCAGTACGAGCATGCGTGACATAAAGCCATCTGCTATTATTCGTGGCGTAACAGATCGCCAAAAGAATACCGGCTGTGCGCTAGCTAGAATAGCTAAGCGGGGCTTTCGCGCCTCCTTTGTAGAATCGGCATTACGGATAGCTGTTCCGGCGTAGTCGTTACCTGTATACACCTGTTTCACAATCGACAAGATATCCTTCTTATAGCTTGGGCAGTTGGGGTGACACACGCTTTCAATAACATCAGCAAACTCATCATTGATAGCTAGTATCTCCCCGATTTCGGAAAGCTCTCTTTCAAGGCCTTGCGCGGATCCCCATTTAGCGGCACCCAGCGGACGGTTAATGGTCCGCATCAGATGACGCGCCATCTCCATTGGGTGGTCTTTACCGCAACCCGGAGGGGCTAGGATTAGCGTTGTAAGTGGGGGTATGGCGTTGGTCGGACCACGATACGATCGGCCCATGATGGCGCTGAATGTGGTAAGACCAGCCATCAAAGCTATAAGAGGCTGTTGCTTCGGACAACAATGCGCCGCCCAATCCTGCCAAAGAGACAGGAGTTTCGTTGGTCGAAGAATGCGATCGGTCATTAGCTCCAGCGGAGCAATAATCTCGATGCGATCAAGCGGAAGGGAACCATGAAGTATCTGGCTCCGTTCGTTCCGGTTTTCTGGCATAATCTTTCGCTATTCCAACGATCTCTGCATCGCTGAATGATGGTGGATCTTCGCATCGGGTATCTCGAACGGACAAGAGAGCGGCAACAAGTTCTGGTTCAGTAAGACCGGCCTGGCGCAGTCTGCCAGCCATACTACACAGACGAGAACGCCTTTCGCCCATCGCGTAAATTTCTGCTTTGTAAATGCTGGCGCCATTAGATTTTATTTTAGCGGTTCTTTCCCATGCTTCGAGTAACCTTTTAGGAAGTGTAGGGAGCAGAATAGGCTCGGTCAAAGGTGTTATCCACCTATATCCAGTACTTGGCGGTATATGTACGGAACCCGTAAGTGCTTTAGCCTCCACTCCGGGGGCCAAGTAATGCCCTCCAACAAGCTCTTTGCCGACAGGTTGTCGAAACCAATAGTGACGCCCATTGCTTTTGGTTCTCGTTTGAATCCACCAATCGAGACAGTGTAGGTCTTCATCACCGATCAGGTCGAGCAGATCCCGCACACCGTCTAACCCATTCTTCATCTCGATATCCAACACCACTACGCCTGCGCATGGCACAATCGCCCAATCAATAGAGTCGCCATAGGCTCGGTGAAAGCCTAGAGCGTCTGGCTTCTTGTTCTTCCAGTCTCGAACCAAGGGACGCCTAGGATCTCGGGACCAGGGAACAAGCCAGTATCCCCACTCGATTAGTTGGGGTATATCGATCATTCGTATTGTTCTTTAATCATCTCGCATATTTCTTCTAAAACATCTTCAGATAGTCGATCGGTAATGTCATCTCCTCCAAGCTCTATGTATGCGATAATCACTCCGCTGCTGTCTGATTCGCCTCTTCGACGCTCGTAGTAGTCGTAAGATACAAACAGCTCGACAGGAGAGCTATCGTTGGGATCTAGGTATACGGATACATAAGTATCGCTCATGTGAAATCCTTGCGTATGACACGCATGTATTTGCCATCGCGCATAGTTGTTATGCTGGATGGCGGTTTAAGATTAGCGGCAGCTTTTACGAGATTGTCAAAATCGAGACGCTGACCTTGAGCATCGTAGGCAATGTCGCCGTGCAGTTTGATCGGGGATTCCGGCCATACGCTAAGGGCTTTAATCGATTTGCGGTAAGCATACATGTCGGCGTTTGGGTGTACGGAAAACCATTCAGATGCAATAGGTATCTTCAGTTTGTCTAGGTAGTCTATGCGCAAGGTTGGCGGCTTACCCGACTTGTTATGCACACGGGCGTATAGTCCACAACAATCTACTGTAACCGGAGCATCCGACATCACTGGTGCATCACACGCTTTCTCATCGTGCTTCAATGTTCGCGGAAACTCCTTACCACAATCGGGACAGATCAGTGCCGCTGCGTGCAGCACAGTTCCACAGTCGCATACTTTGGTAGGCGCCTCGCCCTTCTTGCCCTTGCGCTTATCGCATATGTTCTCTTCTATGGTGTCGAGTGGTCCGAAGAATTGGAGGCATCCGCCGTAGTCAAGAAAGAGGCAGTTTGTTTTTCGTGGGTCTTTTCTAAGCCCTCTTCCGGCAATTTGGAGCAGCAGGCCGGGGGATCTTGTTGGGCGGAGCATAACGATTCCGTCAATACCCGTGTCGTCGTACCCCGTGGTGAGGACTCCGACATTGCAGAGGTACTTAAACGAGCGTTGTCTAAATCGCCCAAGAATGGCATCCCTCTGATGGGCATCGGTTTCTCCGTCGATGGTTTCTACTCGTTGATCATACCGGCGTATTGAGTCTGCAATCATCGCGCTGTGTTTTCTGGATACAGCAAACACTAGGACTTGGTTTCTATCTGCGCATCTGGGGATAAAATCATCAACAGCCTTATCTACCTTTGCGCGATCAAGCATAAAATGTTCTAGCTCGTCCGGCTTGAAATCTCCCCCTCGCATACTAACGCCTTCTGCCTTGAAGTCTCTATCTCCCGTCTTTCCGACAATAGGTGTGAGATAGCCATCGGCAATAAGTTCACGCATACCAATCCTATACACTCTCTCCTGAAACATACGCCCGTCGCCATACGCTAAACCCGACGAAGTCCTGAACGGGGTTGCTGACAGTCCAACGATACGAGCATCTGGCTCCATAACTCGAAGAGCCTCGATAGTACGAATGTACTGTCCTTGCTCTTGGTTTATAAGCTGTAGCTCGTCTATGATAATGATCCGTCTTGGGCCTATTACTCGGGGATTTCTACCAACGGTTTGTATCTGACAAATCTGTAGTTTTCTAGGCGGATCCCTTCTATTTAACCCAGAAGCTATAACTCCGACCTGATCGCGTGGAAGGAATTGGAGCGCCGTATCTTCTATCTGTCGTATCAACTCTCGAACATGTGTGAGAACACATGCGTTATGCCCTCTGCTGATAAAGCGATGAACTAAAGCCGAAAGAGTAGCTGTCTTTCCACTGGCTGTTGGCATAGACACACATACGCTCTTCAGACCGCGATTCAGAGAATCAATGATGGCGTCAACCGCCTCTTGTTGGTAGGGTCGGAGAATCACCCGCACACCAATTGCGATTTGTGAATCTTATCGTTCTCGCAGAGTTTTTTGAACTTGGCCGATCTCATGTTCTTGTAGGTAATAACAATACCTTCTGGCTTCATCCAGCCTGGGACTAGCACAGATCCAGTTTCGATGAGCTTGTTAAGCGTTTCGGTAATGATGCCGTCGGTAGGTTCTCCGGTATATAGAACGGGAACAACATCGACATCCTCTATCTTAATGTCATCGCGCCAGTACTCAAAGCTGGCCCATCGCTTTCCGCCTAGTCCATACTTACGCTGGATACCAGCGCCATAGAACTCTCCGTAGTGGTACCCTGGACCGAGCTTTCGCAGGCGTTCACGCCGGTCATAGACCCATGCGCTGAATCCAAAATTATCTTTACCCTTCTCGGCTGGCTGGCCGTCTTCCTGTGTGAGCCAACGCTCCCGGCTACCCGCAAGGATAGGCTTATCGGGATCGTCAGGCACAAAGATGATACCATTAGTACCATCGATTTTCTCAAGAATTGTGCATATTTCTGAGCTAAGGCGCTGTATGGACGGGTACTTTTTGAAATCAGGCAGCATGGATATTCCCCCTTCCGCCGCTACCAGAACCAAGTCTGCGTTTCTGTGTTCTAATCCGATGGCAGTTCGCACACACAAGATCGCATTTCGCTATTTCCATCTCAATAAGCCCTCTGCTATAGTGATGCGCGAACATAGACCCGACATTGTATTGCTTAACACACCCCATACGATGGTCAAAGTCCATACAGCACGCGGGGAACGATTTTCCACAATCGCAGCACGGCTCGGCTTTCAGCCTCATCATCCACGCCTTTAGCTCGACCGCCTTAGGCCCGCTATCGCGCCAGGATCCATGCTTCTCGTACTCCCGCGCCATATAGGCGGCTACATGGTCCCTCCGTCTTTGTGCTCGACCAACATCGGCACATGCCGTGGAGCAGAAACAGGCCGTTGAACATTTTGGTTTAAATTCCGTGCCACACTGGCGGCACAACATAGTCCGAGTTGATTTGTTTCTCATAGTTCATTCTCCGTGTAGCGATAAAGTAATCTCATGAGGGAGTTGCACCCTCATCTCTGGTGCCCAGATCCTACTCTGTGTGTCCCGGCATCTTCCTCCCAACGGGAGGCTACATGGGCAGGCGGTTTTCAAGCCGCTTGGACGAATGAGATTACAAGGTGGTGCGCCTGGTAGGAATCGAACCTACGACCTGAGGTATATAAGACCCCTGCTCTAACCGTCTGAGCTACTGGCGCAGCTGCCGTCTTTCCGGCATGTCAACACATCGCCACGAAACCCCAGTGGTGTTTAGGGAAGGAGGTACTGGGTGGCCAATCCAGTCCGACTCGTGGCGCGAGGTCGGTACACATGCGTGGCCTTAGTTTAGAACGGAGCGGCGTTTGGGTTAGCGTGTGGCGTAGTCCCTGATGGACTGGACGGCTTAGGAGCATTCTCCTCGCCTGGCTTTACAGTACAGCGGAGATCATTACGAATCTTTCCTGGATGCCCAGGCTTATCTGCGCTCTTCTTTGCAGTAATGTACCCGCTAAACATCTTACCGATCCAATCTTTCCACTCTGCTGGTTTGCCGAGGCGGATCATCAAGCCACAAAGGTCGTTCTTTCCTGCTTGAACTTTCTTTTCTGGGCTAAAATCTCCGTAACTCTTTTGGTTCGATGAAGCCTCGATGCAGTAGGAGCCAAATATCTTTCGCTTGGCATACTTGCCTTCTGTCACCAGAAAGGTAATCGCAACTTCGGTTCCGGGTCGCAACGATGCGTCGTTAGTGCATGCGTTAGCGATGTCTTCCGGCTTTCGACTAACACCGTCGACATACTTGCGCAATTCACAAGATTCGACAATGAGCGGATACACACCTTCCGGCAAAGGCTCAAACTCTCCGGTATCTACGCCCGCGTTTGGGTTCGTTTTAAGGGCTTCATCGAAGAAGGCTGCGGCAGTGTTCATGGGGTGTCTTTCGTTATGGTTGAGGGTTGACCAGTAGCAAAGCTCATGCACTGGCTTTCGCGTTAGCGTTGTTGAAGGCGGTCCAGAGAACATCCCAGGACATGTCTATCGGAGAGGTTGTGATACCGTACCTATTCTTCGCGTCAATAGAGGGTCTTTGTCCCAGATGAAGCTGAAACCCACCATCGCCAATAGCCCGAGCCTTGCCATCTTCGTTCTCTTTAACAAAGACTTTCGGCAGGACGCATCCAAGGATATCCGCCTTCTCCTTACACACAGGCCCTACCTTCTTCGGCAGCTTGATTTCCCAACGCGGATACCCGTCGTTTAGCGCCGGATCTTCTACTGTCCGGACTTGACTATGGGCCGTGAGCAAGATGACCATTTGCTTGCGTGCAGCAAGTGTTTCAAGAAAGAGGAATATCTTGTGCCACTCCTCTGCCTCCGCCTCTTCGCCCTTGCCGTAGCCGAATGACCGCAGATTTGGCTTTTGATTAGCTTCACACACGGCCTTTGCGACAAGCGGTGCGAGATGATCTAGTGTATCGATGGCTAGAACTTTATACTTGTGTTCCGTAGTTCCAAGTTCCTTGATCACATCGTAAAGCATCTGAAGACTAGTCAGTTTCAGGTGGTCTACATCACGATTACCAAGACTCTTCTCGGTTAACAGCATAAGTCCGCCTAGACTCTTTATAGCGTCTACGCACATTTGCGTCTTCCAGCTTCCAGGAGGTCCGTGGATGAGGATAATCGGGGGCGCTGGGTCAGCAGATTTCTGTACGGCTGCTAAATAGCTCATAGGTTTGGTTTCCTGTGGGTGTTAAGAAAGAATGTGATGATGCGACGGACTAGCTTCGACCTGTTCATATCTTCGATACGGGCTACGCGATCAATTTGCTCGAATTCAGCATCTGTCAAGTACACTCGCACATAGTTGTCGCGTAGTGTATCAGACGCCACTCGGCGCTCAGTTTTTACCTTTCTATTTCTCATGACACAACGCCCTGGAAGTCTGTAGGTCTAATAAAAGAAGAGTCGCCCCAAGGCGCTCCTGGGGAATATGACATTCTGCTCATGGTTCAACTCCGTTTATCGGGGTTTCGTTGGGTATGATCGTGCCTATAGGAGGCATAACGATGAACTTTCCGGTCACTAATCCATCAAAATAGTTCGAAGCGGCCTTATGGACTTCCTGCAAAATTGCTTGGTCTTGAGTTTGGATATCTATATAGATTTCTGGAATGTCCGCGTAGGCTTTTCGCATACACATTCTAATAAACTCCTCGACTCCCAGCGCCGTTACCTCAGCCTGAAGAAGAGGAATCTTGTCATCAACATCAACCAGTATTTGACAGCCGCTGATTTTGAGTTTTGTGCGGAGTATCATGCCGTCCCCTTCGCCGCCACCCACGCGGCGTGTGCGTCTTCATGTGTTTCTTTCAATACAACTCCTGCTGATTGTTCTAGCGGCTTAAAGCACGCATGAAACCTCCTCAGCCGCTCAATCTCGTCGCGCAGCTTCAACACCAGCTCGGCGTTGGACTTCTCTGAGTCGGCCAAGAGAAGCCAGTTCCTAAGCGAATCCCGCATCCAGGCTATTTGCCCACTCCTGGCTCTTTTGACCTGTTCCTCCGCCTCCGCCAGCTTAGAATTGAGTCGGCGTAGTTCAGCGTCTCGGTCGTCGCCTTCAGTTTCTCGACCTAGGCATTCATGCATCCAGTATTCGCGTGATTTCTCCGCCTCGGCCAGCTTAGCGCGCAGTGTTTCAATCTTCATAGCCGCGCACAGCAGCAGATGCTTTGCCAATCCCTCAGCCTTAGGGCCGTTGTATGTGAGACAGGAGGAAACTCGGCGCATGTCGGCTGGACCGTCCACCTCCTCCGCATTCTGCGCTAGCTTATCGTCCTCCACGCACACATGTTCGGCACCGGATCCATCGCCAGACTCACCGCACACAGAGCAATGCCATGTTGCTGCCTTATGCGCTGGCCTGGCAATGCGGTAGTGATCTGGTGGACTGGTGAATCCCCAAGGAGTAACAGTGCCGTCCGTGCGTCTTTGTGCTGTGTACCACATGCCGTTTTCGTCTTTAGCTTCTATTTCTCCACCACCCGCCAAGCAGTCCTTAAACTCCTTGTAGGGGTCAGGCGGAGATGGCCTCTCCTCCTGCACCCACCCGCACAATTGGCACTTCGGCGGATTGCTCATCAGCATCACTGTGTGATGGCAAACGGGACTCTGCGCTGGCTGCGGATCGGTCGGCTTGTCTTGATGATACCTACCAATGTGCGCGTTGTACGCCCTGGCGGAGTCTTCCGCCAGCCTCTCCAGCTCGTCAATCCGGTTCAGTATCCACGGGATACATTCATTTTCCAGCCCGTTAAAACGCTTTTCCAGCGCATCAACCCTCTTCGCTAGCTCTTCGTTTGTGGCGGTCATGGCGTCCCCAAATAGCTGTCGAGTGTGTAGCGTAGTCTATCTCGCAAATCTTCGGCTGTTCTACCTAACCACTCAAGCAGGGTCAGGACTATGCAGATTGGCAATAAGGTGAACCCAGCGAGTCGTCGCCAGAAAAGTATGTCCTTCATTTCTTCCTCGTCTTTCGTTGTGTCTTGGGGAACTCGGCGGCGATTTCTTCAACAGCAAGTTGCAGGCATCGTAGAGCTGAGACAGAATGGCCTTCTGCTATATGCAGTAGCGCCCGCTCTCGAACCAACGCTTCATACAGCAATTTCTCGCGCTTAGTCATGACACGCCTCCGTTCTGTGTTGGCGGGGGTGGGATATTGGCCCATGTTTTACCTTTAATTGCATCCATAATTGTGCGTTTATGCACTCTGTATCGTAATGCCAATTTACTAAAGCTGACTCCTTGCTTTCTCAGTTCTCGGCCTTCGTGAACATCCGCATGGGTAAGTTTAGCGTGTGGATTTGCTTCGCCTCTTGTCGGTCTGTTTCGCCCCTTGCGCTCTCTGTCGTCTACATTTTCCTGCCTTGTTCCGGCAAACAAATGATCTGGATTGCAGCATGGAGGATTGTCGCATTTATGGCACACCTCGCATCCATCCGGTATTGGCCCAATGAAAACGGAATAGCTATATTGATGCGATCCAGTCTGTTTTCTGGTTGGGCGATTACCAACCGTCATTCTTCCATACCCGTTTCTCCGTCCACCAGTCCATATCCAACAGCCAGTTAATTCATCAACCACACATCGACGAGTAATCCTCTCTTTGGGGTCCACAATAGTCTGTCCGCGACGCTTCATGTTTCCTCCGGCGCTTTGGGAATCGGCATCCAGTGCGTAGGTTGTTGTTGGTATGACCTGACGCCGCGCCAAATAGAAAGACCACCAAACTTCTGATCATTCCGTGAGTCTATGTCCATGGTCCAATTACCATCACCGTAAGGACGGAATATCAGGACCAATTTCCCAACATCTGGCATCCGCTCGCTGCATTTAATCCAGTCGCTCATTTGGGAGTCTCGGGGGTTGGGGGAACTGTTCCGTGTTTATCAAAATACGCCTTGGACTCTAAGCATGTCTTACACTGGTATGTGATCTTATTGTATTCCTTGAATGGGTTATCTAACCACCAACCGCGTCCATCGCAGTGCGGGCAGTCCTTCCACCTAATGATGATATCATCTGATGGGACGCGGATCTCGTGCGCCCAATATCGCTCGCCAAAGTTCCACCTATCGCTCATCACTCCCCCTTCCCATCGCTGAGGACGGCGAGGGCGGCCTTGATGGCGCGTTTCATAGCGAACAACTCATCGTCTTTTGGATTCTCCATGGCGCACGGGTATAAGCTGGAATCCCACGCTTTAAGTGCAAATATGGCCACATCGTCTGTAACCATCTCGTCATCAATCACCGGCAGCCGCTTCAACTTGGCGATCTTATCACACATGGCCAAGACTTTTGGCGTCCCGCCGTCAAGCTGTTTGCCATCCAACACTTTTTGAACAGCGTTTACAACCTCGTCGATTCCTTTGTAAAAATAATCCGTTTCGCTTTCCAGCCTATCGTCGCGTGCTTCATCATCGATCACCGGCTTGGCGCGGCGGTTCCAGACTGCTTCGGGAGCTGTAGCTCCGCAGTCGTCGCACCAAATATCTATGTTCAAATCACGGCGAACATCAACGCTTCCGCAGTGATGGCACGGTAGTAAATCACTCACGCCCCACCGCCATTCTCAAGCTCGGCGAGGGCGTCTCGTAGCTGTGTATTTAGGTAGCAGTCGGACACCTTGTGCTTTGCTACCATTTCATAATCAACGGCCTGCGGATCTACATGTGGCAAACATTTATGCCCCAAATCCGCTATTTTCAGGAGCGCGGGGAGGGCTTCACGAATCGCGTTCATCTCGTCATTACGATAGAACGACTCGCCGTAGATGCGGGGTTCGCCATGTTCACTCAGCCGGTGCTTGTTGGCGTCGATGTATCGTTGCGCGCCTTCACTGGTGAAGAATACCTGTACGGTTTCCCAGTCTCGCTCATACCCGGTGCGTAACAGGTCGGATAATTCGTAATGCTCGCCGTACAACTCAATCGATTCGGTTCCGTTGTCGTGTGCTTCGGACAAAAATGGCCAATGCTCTTCGGGCACCAGCTCACCCTGATACAGCCACGCGATATCGTCGGTGTAATCCGTATCTATTCCGGTTGTGAAGGTCGCCTTCTGCACACAGAACATGACCTGATGCGTGCAGAGGTTGTCCTGGTCGCCCAGGCGAGCGACGATGCGTTGTAGCTCTTTGAGTCGGGCGACGGTGGTCATTGCTTAGCCTCCGCTTTATTTAGCTCTCTTACATCTTTATCGTCTTGATATTCCGGGCGACATGTTCCGTGCCAAACTGAACCGTCAGATTCAAAGATGATTACACCACAGAACCTGCTAACTGCCGTACCGCACGCAGGGCATGTCCACCTTGCTACTTGGTGTCTGGAAGCATGGGCGAGTGTGGTCATTTCGTTCCCTTCATCTCTTCCAGCCGCTTCGCCTTGGTTGTCGCCAGAGCCTTTATCGTCCCCGCATATTGCTTGCGAACGGACTTGCTAGCGGACTGGAAGTCGGCGTCAGAGATGGCCCGAGCCTTGGGCTTCTTAGCGCGGATGACGCGGACGATGTCCCAGTCAAACCAGCCGCATTTCCCATTACCCCGACTCCATACGGTTGGAAAAACCTCTCCCTCGGCCACAATGTTGAGGTCGTCATCGTATTCACGGAATACTCTCAATGTCCCATTACGGCACACGAGCGTGTCTCCTGGCCTCAGCGTTTTCAGGTCGTTGGCGAGGGTCATGGCTTGTCCTTCGTGCGCTGATTTGCGGCAAACTTATAGCACGCTTCCATGTGGTTTTTCCTGGCCGTTATCTGGTCGTTTGCTGGCCACATGCCGCGTTCGTCTAGCGAATCAATACTTGGCGATCCGCACCCACAGTCGCACATTTTAGCTATACCAAAAACCATGGTTTCATAATGACGATGATAGCCGATTGTATCGCCGTTTGGATGTGCCCGTAGATATTCCATGTCACTGCGTTCACTTCCGCCGCTATTTCTAGGCGACACAAACATTCCAACGGTTGAGACAAGAACGCTGCCGACCTTGGTGCATAGGTGGAATCGGCACCATTCACCACAGATAAAATGGCCATGACGGCCATACCACTCCCAGGTACTCTCTGGATGGCTCAGACGCTTTGTTGGTTCGTTCATGTGGTTTCCTTAACCTTCACAGTCAGGTACGGGGCCAGTGCTTCAGCAAGCTCTGATAGTGGCAGGCTAGCCGCAATGTCGCCTTCATCATCAATCAATTCTAGCTGTGGCTCTACCGTATTCCCTCGCCAATCTGTGGTGGATGTACATATGCGAATTCTGGTTATGCGCTGTACTTTCATGACCTAACAGCTCCCGCTTCTCTTGGAACCAACCTATCCTTGTCTTGACGAGCGATTCGACTATCGAGCCAAACCTGGAGATAGTCGTACGCTTCTTTGCTAGAGATGGGATTGTTACTAGGAGAGACGATTTTGAATTCCGTATCTTTCAGATGGTACTCTATCGTTTTAGCGGCATCCGGATCCTGGCTGGTTACGGGAGCAGCCTTCATCATACGCACCAGAACAGCAGCAGATCGTCCGGATCGTGTCGGGCGCTTTGTTCCGCGCAAGCAAATAGATTTATCTGCAAGTAGCTTAACTACGCTGGGTCGGACAGAGTTACCGCTGATACCAGATGCATCCTCTATCTCTTCGCGTGTTAGGCCCGTATCGCCCGACGCGGATATGATGGCGAGCACCTTCTCATCGATGGTAGCTTGGTTCGACTGTGCGGTGGTTTTCTTCTTCATGATTTGATCGCAGTAGTGCTTAGGGATACATGCTTATCAGAAGCCATGGCTTGAGCAAAAAACATAACGGCTTCTGAAAGGATCGGTATCTCTATGATACAGCCTGAATCAGATACCAAACACACGGAGAATGTCGTCCCCCATTCTGAGGAGTATATGGCGCGGATATCCCGAACCCTACCTCGTATTGAGTACTTTATTTCTGGGGTATGTTCCATGCTTTTTGCACCTTTTGTAGGTAGGTTGGAGATGGTTTGTGCGGCCCAGCATTCCAGTATTGGATGGTGTTGGTCCAGCTCTTCTTTCCAGAATTGCTGAAAATCCAAGACAGGTATGCTCGCGCTGCCCTCTCTGATAACGCCGGATCTTGTTCGAGCAAATGGAAATCCTCAGGCTTCATGTGCAGCGAATGACACACTTGGCGCCACGCGATAGGCCGCATTTGAAATATGCCAAGACTGTCCTTGTCGTTGGATTTGTCGCCCCGCTCCCACTTACCTCCCACAAATTCAGACCGCGTCTCAACGCGTGCAATAACCTCTATTATTTTCCAAGGTATTTCGACAGACTGTATCGACGCCGCTAGCGAGAGAGCTAGCGCACTAAGGCACCGCAGCATGAGGGGCATACGAGATTCTATGGGTCGGAGTTTATACGCTCCAGCTCCTGCTCCCGCTCCCGCTCCTGCTCCAGATCCAGCTCCAGCTCCCGCTCCAGCTCCTGCTCCCGCTCCCGCTCCTGCTCCCGCTCCCGCTCCTGCTCCAGATCTTATATTTTTGCTTGAGACCTCTCATTTCAGCACCGCGAATGCCTCAATTGCTGAGGTTTGGACATAGAGCGCATGCGGCAGCGACTGGGCATCTTTCCAGGCCTTATCTGTGAAAGCCCCAGTCTCGTAGACAATGGCGGCATCTAGCAGCTTGACGCATGTGGTATTCACACCATCGAGTGTTCCGGTATAAATGTAGTTCATGCAAAACAGCGTGACGCGCTGTCCCAGCAAAGACTCCAGGCCTTCGCCAGCTACTTCGGTTACTTGTACGAGCTTTTTCATCGGGTTCCCTTTGTGTCCCTTGATTAGCGTGGACTGCGCTTGTGGTGGACCTAGTATGTACCCTAGGTCCAGTGGTAGTCAAGGCGGCGTTTCCTTGTCGTAGTCGCTACTGGACTTGCCACACCAGCCAAAGACCCAGCGTAGGAGGTTTACCATGATCCGGCCTGTTTATATGGCGCTGGCTTGGGCGGTGGTGGCATGGCCTCTAGGCGTCGGCGTGTTTCTTCCTGGCGCTTGGCCTTACGGTCGGCAATGCGTTTGATATTCTCGATAGCTTGGCGTTGCTTGGGGGTCATGTCTCACCAGTCCCAGCCATCGAGCCACCAGGGCGGCGTGGCAGTTGTCGCTTGGTAGATCAGGGGACGCTGTTTGCGTAGCTTGCGCAGGGTCGCCATGATGTCCCAGGAGCTAGAGAATGGGTAGAGTCTCATGGTTATTGCCATCCTGTGATGAGGTAGTCCACGAGCGCGGTCAGTGTGAATACTGCGAGTGTGGCGAGGAGGTAGAGAGCGAGTTGCTTACGGGTCACGGATACACCTCAACCATCGCACGCTGTGCGTTTGGGTTCGTTATCATGGACGGCGTGCGGGGTTCCTTGATTAGTGCATGTGTCGACCCTTTACAGAACGCCAGCATGGCAGCCCTGGAAGCGTAGGTCACAACCACACAGTCATCGAACAACCTTCCCAGGGTGTACGCCATGCGGTCAGCCTCGGGAAGCTGGCGAAGCTCTTCTAATCGTCCCATTGGTATGTGTTGCTTGCGAATGTTGCTCATGCGTCACCTGTTACTTTCGTTGTTGGTGGTGGTTCGGTAAGTGGGCTAACGGATGGCGTACCGTAGCAATCTGCGCACACTCGTTCGTCTTCTAGGTTATACCGCTTGTCGATCCATGGGTTGTCAGAGATGGCGCATCCGCACTCTGTGCAGTACAGCCGGTAGATATACGGTGCGCTCATCGGATGTACCATCCCGACCGGAGACAACGGATGGCTTCGCGTGCAAGCCTGCGGCTTGTTTTGAAATTAAACCATTCGCAATATCCGAACAGTGTGGAGCATAATTCTAACGGCGGGCGATTGCGCGCTTGAATGATGCGCCAATACATATCCCACGCACGCTGATCGCCAGTGCTGGAATGTACCTCGCCATCAACCCCGACAAAGGAAGCGTCGGGGAATGCGATACGGTGGCGTGCGATGTAGTGGTTTATATTCACGGGATTGCCTCCACAGTGTCAGCCAGGGTCTGATTGAGTATCGATATAGCCCGCTCATCAACTCCAACGATATGGCCCTTTCTACGCATGCGCTCTATACGCTCCCGTGCCGTTTTTTCTAACATATACGCTTGATGTTCTCGCACATATTCATCAATCAGCATCGGCATGGACGATCCTATAGTCCACCCGCAGTCGGTACATACTGCAATGAAGCCTGCAATATCACCATTTCCGGTCGCTGGCTTGGGGTTGATGATGCATGTATGGGCCTTGCTCATCGTGTTTCCTTTTGGTTAGGGTTTCAACACCAAGGCCCGCCACGGCACGATGCCGGGCGGGCTGGGGAGGTGGGGTTGGCTAGCAAAGGTGGATTAGACCGTCATCGCCTAGGTATGCGTTGCAGTGTGCTAACTCTGCACGCTTGCTGAGCCGGTCGCCCCGCTCACCTAGCCCACGATCCCAAAACCCGGCACCGTGGCCTTGAGATGTCAACCACAGGTCGTGGCCAACCTGCCTAGGGTCCAACCCGTCCACATCCGGATTATCGTGTAGGAATGACTCACATCGAGCCAGCGCCGTCACTTTTGCATCGGGCGCAAAGTCTGGCGCATGTTTACCTAGTGGTGAGTCAGTCTCGCCAGATTCAGCCCATGCGCAGCACTCTAGGTAATATGGGAGAATGTCTTGCGGTGTCATATGTGGTGCTCCCGTCCGTTGTCGTAGGTGAGTGTCAGTGCCGCACCGCGTGGATCGCCGCCCCAGGTGAGGGTGATGCCGAGGCGGAGGAGTTCTACAGCTAGCTTCTCCATG